AACCCGACGCACCATCAACATCCCAGCACCAACCAGAGCACTCCTACCAGCACCAGCCTTTGTAAGGTTGACGAGATTTTCTGTGAAAGCGCATTCAGGGATAAACTCCCACCATCCGTCCTGTGCCTGCTCCGGTGTCATTCCAGCTACCAGTAGACCTCTGTTGTCTTTGAAGTGGTATATACCAGACACAATATCTACATTTGGATCTCCGAAGTCTTCCATAAACAAGTCCATCCAGTCAGGTTCAAAACCATTATCATAGTCTAGGAACAGTAGGTACTCCGAATCAGAAGCAAGAAATTCACGCACAATATTGTTTCTTATTGAGTCTATGTAAATACCAGTGTGTGGTAATACTTTAAATTCGTAATCTCGCCAATCCCTACCAGACATTGCGTTGAAACACGAAATCAAACCAACCCAGTGCACCATGCAATTCATCGTTGTTAGCCCAATGGCTATCTTGTGCACAACATACTCCTTTCTATGCGAAGAACATCAGAAAAGAACCATCATGTGCCGATATGTTAAACACCGTCTTTGAAACACACCAGCTACATTCATATGACATTGTGTATTTCAGGCCGAGGGTGGAAAACAAGTTTATCCACCATAACTGTGGCCGTAGTGTCATATGATACTTGTCATCGGATGCTCCATGCATACTGTCAAAGCATATGAAATGTGCCTGTTCTCCACCAACCCTCTTAAACTCTTCTATTGTTACATCAAGACGATCTCTTGGTATATGCTCCATAAAGTCTGTTGTAACAACAAGGTCAAAGCATCCATCTCTAAACGGAAGAGCGGTGGCATCAGCAATAATGTCTGCGTTGCTGTGGGGGCTAAAGTCAACCCCCACAGCGTCTACACCAAGTTGGCGTAGGTATTTGGCAAGAACGTTCTTACCACAGCCGACATCGAGGATCTTTTTGTAACGCTCAGCTATTATAAACGAGGCGTAGGACAGGAACCTTACAGGATTCTCCATGTACATAAGCCTCAGAGGTTCAAGATAGTATTGAGCGTTATACAGATCCTTCATTTTTACTCCTTTCGCTTACGGAAGCAGCATAAGGAAGATCGGCTTATACTCGGTGTCAACACCAGCGGTACCCATCTGCACACCAACAGTTGGCTTGGTAAACTGTACAGCAGCCTGGGTGGTTACGGAGTAATAACCTACACCACCAGCAGTTGCTCCGGGGATTAGCTCGTTACCGACAGCAGCAGTGGTGGTGGCCAGAACGATTGCCGGACCCCAGGTCTGAATCCAGAAGTAATACCCACTGGTAACAGCCATCGGAGGGATACCGACAAACACATTTTCCTCAGTTGCGGTATGAGCAACACCATAAAACGGATTATACACCAGGGTAAACTGGCTACTAGTGGTCAGCGCAACCTGGATCGGATCATACAGATAGAAGGTAGCAGTACCTGACGCAGAAACAGCGGGGTGTCTCTTAATCTTGTACTGATGGCCTTCACCAGCAGCATCGTAGGCTAACACTCTTGTCGCCGACAGCAGCGGCAGCAGCGACAGACTGGTTCATGTGGTTCGCCTGACACTGTTTTGCGGCGCAAAGCTTACCACCAGCCAGGGTACCACCAGACTTTGCGTAATAGAACACCCTACCATCGGCAAGCTGCATCCTGGTACCAAGCCTGTGCTTGGCAGTAGAGCTTTCCTCAAATAGACCCTGGCGCAGGATCTTCCCGGTAGTAATTTCAAAACCATGTTTCGCACTCATTATTATAAAACCCCCTGCGTCTGTGCGGTTCTAGCCACACAGCTACGCTGTTTGTGTTAAGAGGGGCCATGCCCCTCGCCAATTATGCAGTAAGAGCACTACGGCAGTAGTGTGCGTCACGCCTGGTGCACACAACATTACCACGCCACAGGATCTGCATAGATTTAGTCACCCCATTAGTGGGAGTCTTCCACGGAGTCCTTGCAAAGAATGCATTCTTGTGGACAACGAAGCCCCAGAAACGGTCATTCAGTGCAAAGCAGTATCCACTCGGGCACTTGCCGTCGCTGAAAATCTCTGCCTGGTCAAGCATGTACACAGCGTCGAAACCAGCCTTTGCGGCCTGCGGGGACTGCAAGCGCTGCTGCTGCATAAGCTGATCCAGCCAGGAATCCAGCAGGGTGTCAGTGGTTACGATAAGATTGGGCTTATCTTTCACACCGTCACCAACCTTTGCGCTGGTCCTCATGCTGCGGAGCACAGAGGAAGTAATAGCTGCGGAGGTGCTGGAGATACCAGCAGCCCACACACTCATATCATCTTCCTTGATACCCCCATACGCAGTGGAAGTGGTGCTATTGAAAAGCGCCAGAAGACCGTCAAGGTCTTTGTCACTATTCCCGGTGCCATCAGAATACAGACCGTCAGCAAGGTCATCCTGGATGCTCTTCTGTGCCATTTCAAGGTTGTTGATAACAAGATCAACTTCCTCTTCCGGGCCACTGTTGGTCATTTCGTCATCAAAGGTGATGGTCACGTTGGTCCAGTAGTTTCTCCACTCAAAGATAGCAGAGTTGAAGATTTCCCTTTTCCCAACGTCGAAAGTATCAACGCCAGAAAAGGAACCACCAGCAAGCCTCTCGTATGCCAGGGGCACCTTGATGCTGACACCACCGGAAGCTTTCTTCATCGGTTTCTTGAGCGCCCGCTTAATCAGGTAATAACTGGAAAAGTAGTTGTCGAAAGCTTTTCCGTTGTCGCTCAGAAAGTAATAACGAGTCAAAGACTCCAATTCAGTCCTGCTCAGAGCCATTTTTTATACCTCCAAGGGCTACCTTGCCTCCCTTGCTGCCTTTAGCCTGTTGACAAGAACCTCCCGAAGGCCGCCGTGTTTATCGGTTTCCTTCAGGTCGTCGTCAACATCGTAGTGGCCTCCGTCTCCAAGACCGGAACCACCGTCCAGCACGGAGGCATGACCCTTCGTCTTTAGATAGTTAATAGCTTCACGTCTTCCTTCTTCCTTAGCCTGTTTGATAGCCTTGGGGATGTATTCCTCAACAAGATAGGCAGAAACAGCGTTATGTTCTGGGTGCTCCCTGATGTAATCTATGGCCTTGTCAGACGTCGCAAACTCGATGAACCCATCGTGCTTTTCAGCAAAGTCATCAAGGTTCTTTTTCAGGGTGTCGTAATACTCCTTCTCGCTTTCAACGGTCTCAACTTCCTGCTTTAGCTCGTACTTAGCCCTATCTAGCAGGCCACTGATGAAACCCTTGGGATCTTCCTGGAAAGCGTCAAGTATTTCCTGTTCGTCTTCCAGACTAAGAATATCCTCAAGCGGAGGGGTTTCTTCTTTAGACCCAGTATCGTCATCCCCAGACTTTACCCGTGATTCTATTTCATCAAGACGACGTTTCATTTCGAGAAATTCATCCTTGTATCGGTTCTTCTCGTCAATCACGGACTTGAACCTGTCATACGGGACTGTTTTTTGTTTATCGTCGTCTTCCCCGTCAGGCTCGTCTTCTTCCTCTTCTTCCTCTTTGTTGTCTTCGTCCTTCTTTGGCTCTTCTTTATCGTCATCGCCGTCTGACGCATGTTGCTCAATCTCGTCCAATATCTTGTCGATATCTTCTAGATCAAGCGGGTTGTGTGTACCTTCAAGCTCGTCGTCGGATGACCCGACACCATCACTGGTTTCTTTTACATCCGGTTCAAATGGCTTACCCATGTCTTCTCCTTTCTACATTCCTTGTTTGTTAAGCTCTTCGTTAAGTTTGTCAAGTGCACTCTTCCTTTTCTTCTTTGCCTCAGCGGCTTCAGAAAGAGTACCGCTACCAAGGTTCTGTTCGTTGATATCTGGCCCACCCTTAGACATCTTCTCTGGCGGCTTTGGTGGTTTCTTCTTCTTCGACTTTTTTATTTTTCTTTTAATCTTTGTTCTTTCGCCGTATTCGTTGTACTTGTCGCCAGTCCTGATGCTTTTTAAATGGTTAATCATTCTTTGTACCAATCCAGCCCTTTGGGGTGGGGTAACGATTGCATCTGCCATTTACTCACCTCCTATGCTCTTTCTAAATACCTCTTTCTCAATTCCTGCACCTTGGGGTGCGGATCTCTGTAAAGGTGGTTGATGTAGTCTTTGTAGTCAGACCTTGTCTCTATTGGACGCATCTGACCCTTTCTCACCTTTTCGAGATCATTGAGATACCCGTTAAGTGTTCTAAACCACGGTGCCTCCTCCCTCTTCGAAAAGGTTGGAGACATAATAACATGTGATCCCCCACCACACTCGGGGCACTTCATGTTATCCCTGTCAGCTATGCTGCTATACGCTTCAAAAATACCACCGCACTTGTCACACTCGTAATCATAAAGTGGCATTTTATTTCCCTTTCTTGGAATAAGTTTTCCACATTCCAAAACACTTACCAAGTCTTTCTTTGAGATCTAGGTTTGGGTCTTCCTCTTTGGTTACCTTCATACATCTTCCAATGTATTCGTCCCTTGATTCACCCTCTTTAGGCTTGGGCATTTGCTTCCTCCATGGCTTTTGTGTCTTCTGCCTGAGCCTTCTTCATCTGGTTTACAACAGCGTTGTACTCAGATTCGTCCATATTCATTATCTTTTGAAGCTGTTCTATGATTTGTGGATCAACATTAAGTGCCTGCATTCTCTCTATTAATCCACCAAGAACGCCTTGTTCCATACGCTTTGTTACCTCGGCCTTATTCGGCCAGTCAATCTTGTCAAGCAATTCTCTTAGATCTATAGCACCTGCCTGGAACAACTCTAACGCTTCTTCTCTGAGTTGCATACGAGATACTGGCATAGTGGAACCAGAAACAACCTCAAAATGAATAGGGCCAGCAAGATCACTACCGGTAAAATTACCGATAGTAGGAACCCCTTTTTCTCTGACATAATATTGTCTCTCCTCTGTAAACCAGTTAAATACGTGGGATAGATACATCCTCCCACGTTCTCGTATCATCTTGTTATATGCCCTTATCTTACCCCTGAGCATTGTATGAATGTTCTCAAGAAGTGCTGATACAGTTTTGAAAGCCATTCTGCCTTTTAAAATGTCAGGGTTTGTTAGATCAAACTGACCACTTATTGCGTTAAACAATTCTCTGTAAATACCTAGAATCATTTCTATGTCACGGTGTAACGGCGGCGGGTCCATATGTTTGATAGCTCCCGCAACAATATGATCTTTCGGATTTATTACTTTTGCTGGCCTATTGGTAAAGCTTGAGTTTGGCACCTGTGACGTTCTTGGATTTATCACTGGAGATCTAACCGCCTTATCTTTTATGTAATTAAGCTGAGACAGGCATTTGTCTATCTCAAAATTCAGCATTTCAAGCTGCTCTATCGAGGAGAAACCAAAAGGACTTACAGGGTCTTTGTTTGAGTTTGTCCATGAGAACGGAAACTTATCGTACAGATATGTTTCAGCAGCCATCTCCTTTGGTATTGCTGGGTTTATTGATGGGTTTTCCCTATCTGACAACACAACGTCACCGCCGTTGCAGCACGTTATGACCCTTATACCACCTGGGTATTTAAGCTCATCAACAACCTTCTTTGATTCAACAACCATTTTTTCACCAGTAACTGGATCAGTTGTTTCCACCTCCTCAACAGTTATCACTTTCTCTGTGGTGTAATCCTTAACCCAGCACTCAACTATCAACACGTTGTTGTCGTCTTTGTATAGCCTTTTGAACCCAGCCCTATTACCAGCCATACTTGCACGATCTCTTGCCTGGTCCCCCGTTATAACATTTGATCCAGTAAACTCTGACACAGTACCGCCAAACACCTCTACTCTTTCTTCCCCAAGCTTGTCAGCCCATTCTTTGTCGCTCGTTATGTATTTAGCCATAGCGGGCCATTTCCTACGAGCCTGGTTGACAGGTATCCTATAAAAGTGGAACACAGCCTCCCACTTGCTTGGTCTTTTTTCCTTTATCGGCCAGAACCCAAAATTAAATGGATCTATCGTTATAACCTCAACATCCCCCAGGCCACCTCTGAGGTTTGGGTTGAATATAACTTTCTCACAGACACAACCAGATATTTCACCCATAAGCACAGAGTCAGCCAAAACATCCTGTTGTTCAGTATCATTCCACCAGTATCTTGCATTTTTGTGCAGGATATCAGCACGTTCGTCATCAGTAGCCTGTATGTCGAACGTTGGCGCATTGTCGGTAAGTATATTAACAGTCCTCTCGACCGTGGTCCATATAAGATTTGCCGAAGAAAGTGGAACAGGCCCCTTTCTCTTCCAGTGCTTATTCCTGTAAAGCTCATAGTTTCTGAGCCACTTTTGTGGTAGCTTCAATTCGTCACGGTACTCAAGGTAGTCACCAAGCAACTCGAACACCTTGTGACCAACACCGTTCTTACTCTTTGGTGGAATAATACACTTGACTTCATACCTGTCTTCTTGTGTCAGTGTCTGCTCAAGCGGTTTATCAGCCATATCTACCTCTTAACATTCTTGAGTGCCCTGTGATAACATTTGAGACCGTCGGCATATTTGTTGTCTCCGGTAACCTCTTTACCGCACCCGCAAGGGCACAGATTATCAACCTTGTATATTGAAAAGTCGTCAAGAAGTATTTCATCAACCTGATCGAAAGCACCCTCTTTTACCTTAACAAACAGGTGGTTGTCACCGTCGGGTGGATATGCATGAGGGCACATGAAATCTCTACTTGTGGCATCATGTGGCAGTGCTGGGAAACCTGGGTAAAAATTATTAAACATGTGGCCCCTCAGTGGTAGACGTAGCTTGCTAAGCTTTACCCTGTATATTCTGTTTCTGCACACAATACACCTGATAAACACCCATCCACCGTCATCCTTTAATGCTTCTTGACGCCTTCTCTTGTTGTCGGCATCTATCTGTTTAATCAGCCAGTGAGACATTAAATACCCCCTTCTCTTTCCGAAAGCTCTCTAAGCTGCTGTAAAACATCGTCAGATGGAAAACTACTCTCCGAAGCCTCTGCGTCTATTTGTGGCTCTTCTGACCACGTTCTAAGCAACTCCTCTTCGTCTGGAAAGTCGTGCTTAACTATTTCTTCTGCGCTTTGCTCAGCAACATTCTTAACGCTGTACGGTCTGTTTGCTAATCTTTCACCAACCCTGACACCAAAGTACATGATAGCCCCGCCGATAACGACACCTATCATGTTAGCTAACACACCTACCAGCCATACAGGTTCCATTCAATGTCTCCTTCCTTGTCGTCAAAATAGCCCTTCTTGTTCCAATACTCAATAGCTGTTTCATTATCTACTGAAAATTCGTAGTCGGGCTCCGACATTTCCATTTTTTTGATAAACAACTGTGCCTCTGTTGGAGGCTTTCTTTTCTTCTTTGTTGGTTCATAGTCTGCGAAAGCAAGCATGACAGCATCTGCCATGTCTGGACTTTTGAGACCCTCTCTCCTCATCCTCTCCTTGCTCCACAGAAGTATTTTACCTCCACTTGTGTACTCGTACCTTATACTGGCCAATTGGTCAATAAGCTCATCGAGGTCAGCTTTTTCCATTGTTTGTGTAAGCGGTTTGAGGCTTATGTTTCCACTCTCAAACATCTTTCTGAGGTTCCACCCAATCTCCGCTCTCAGGTTTGCAAAGTCTTGCTTATTAACCGCTGGCTGTGAAACATCAACACCAGTAACGTTGTACCCCTGTTCCTGCACCCTGTCAACAACACCACCACCAACACCTATTGAGTCTATCTTTATGTTGTTTGGATTCATTCTTCTTGCAAGACCCACAACTATACCAGCAGTTACCATGGTGTTTTGTTTCTGATACTTCTTTACAGCAACAACATGTATCCCCCTTACGGCTGCTATGCATGTGAAGTTTTCCCCGTATCTCGCTACATCAACACCAACTGCATCAAACTTGTGAGACGCTATGTCTGGTCTTACATATTCAGCTTCACGCTCAACAGCAGCATGAATCCAATTTCTTGGTATCAGCGTATTGTCGTCTTGCAGTGGAAACTCGCCCAGAACCCTCACACGATAGACATCGCTTTCTTTACCGAAGTCACGTGCGTACGATGTAATAGCCTCCTTCGACACAAGTGGGCTTTCTTCTGCGTTGAATGTCAGCGTTGCCCACGGTTTGTTCTTGTTCTTGTTGTGGCTATCATAGAAGAACCCTACTGTTTTTGTTGGGTTCGACGCCATAACAACATTGTTGTCTTCGCTAGTAAGCGCCGCTCTAACAACAGTGAAAACCTCCTCTGGTACACCTGATGCTTCATCTATTATGTAGAGGAGGTGCTTAGCATGAAAACCTTGTAAAGCCTCTGGCCTTTCTTTCCTTGCTGTACGTGCTACGGCAAACCATGTGAATGGACTATCTATCCTAAAAAACCTTTCAGTTGTTATGTCATACAGGTCTCTAAAAAAACTAGGGAGCCTTGAATACCACAGTGCCAACTCTTTCCAGAGACAGTCCCTTAACTGGTCCCCTGTTGGTGCTGTACACGGTATGTTAGCGTGCTTCCTGGTCAACATGTGTTTCAGTATTATCACAGCAAGTGCGGCGGTTTTACCAGTACCGTGACCAGACTTTACAGAAACATGAGTGTTTTTGTCGAAAGCGTTAAACAGATCTTTCTGCTGTTTCGTTGGCTCCATTCTCAGCATCTCTCTTGCAAACAAGAGAGTGTTGTTCATATATGGCTCAAGCTTCCACTTCTCATACCTCTTCGGATGCTCTTTCTGAAGCTTTATTTCTATGAGCCTCAATTCTGCTTTGTCTAATTTCTTCTGCTCGCTCGAAGAGCTTCTCATGGTCCACATCCTCAAGGTCGTCTAACAGCATTACAACTTCTTCACCAAACTTATTTATCTCAAACTCACCCTTCACAGTTGCCTTTTTGGGTTCAGTTATCTTGAGTATCTCGCTAGCAAGATCATTCATCTTGCTACCCTCCCCAAGTTGTATGGCTTCAATCAGAAGGGCTTTTTTTATGTTCCACGATGCGTTGTTAAGTTTCTTTTTGAGTGATGCCACACTGCCCCTGTGTGAATCAATATAGCTCAACACTTCCGCCAGAAGCTCCTTACTTCTGACCATATCAACCATCTTTTGCTCGGCATCATGGGCCTTCTTCCCGGCCGTACTGTTTCTACTACCCATAGGTCACCTTATGTATCGTGTATCACGGTTGCATACAGATATTGAGAATCACCAAGTATGCTTATAACATGAAGTGTTTTTGTGTCATCAATCGTCTCTATGTATGTTTCCAGATCATCCAGAACAGTTTCTGGGTCACCCCTGTATGTTTTCCTGGTAACATTGTAGTTAGCCATCTACACCCTCCTACAAAACTCTTATGGTTTCCTTTTTGAGTCTGTCTATTGTGGTTTTAAAAGCCCCGTCAAGGGCGTCAAGGAGAATACCCTCTATACTATCTATATCCAGAACACCTTCACGCTTCCTGATAAAACCAAGCTTGCTGTACGCAACTGACACATCAAGTTGAGCAGGAAGAGAGAGAAGAAAATTACTCTTTAAGCTTCTTAGTATCTCCTCCTCGTTCATTTCTAGCTCTATCGCTACTTGATTCTTCTTTTTCAACTCCTTCAGTATTGCGAACCTTAGCATCTTTAGCTCCTCGTTGCTCCATTTCTTTTTGTTCTATCGGCTGTATTGCTCTTCCGATAGCGAAAAGTAACCCATTAATGTTGTATTCTGTTACCCTATTACCTTGCTCAAGTTGGAAAAACTTCTGAATTTCTTCAATAACTATGCCAGAAACCTCTTTTGTAATCATGGTTCTCCTTTCTGTGCAAACTCTATGCAAACAACCTCATAACAGTTAAGTTACTACCATAAACAGTTGTCACTGTGTTAGCGTTTGTTGTTGCTATCATCCTTATCTGATCGCCAGAGCTATAGCTTCTTATGAAAAACGTATTCGCTGTTGATGTGCCAGATGCATCCCTCCAATAACCATACCCGTCATCCGGCCCTATACCAAACCAGCCACCACCAGTGTTTTTCTGAACCTGCACCTTCACATGGCCCCTTGTTCCAGAAGCTCTTGTGAAGTTTACCCTAGCCATAATCAGATATATTCCGTCATCGTTTATTGTTATAACATCACTTGACAATGTGTACAGGTTGGTGTCTTGGTCATCAACTGTGTCAAGATTTATTACTGTTGATGACGTACTTAATGTCTGACCAGCGGTAGCATCGTATGCACAAATATAACCCTGTCTTTTTTGTGGTGTTCCCGAGCTTATCGAGTACGGTACACCACTTGTAAAAATATCGCCATCGCCAGTTATTATTAGCTTATTGAGTCCATTATTCCTAATAGCAAATATTTGCCCTTCATCACCAAAAGATTGTACTCAACACACGAAGAACCACCAGACCCATGTGCTGTACCAGTATTCTGTGTAGAGCCATACCCAGATATCCTCGTAGCTATATATGATTCGGTTAAACCTTGAATCCAGATACCACCACTAGCGTCTGCATGATGACCAATAGCTCCATACACATCTGTTGACACAACATCTGTCATTCCGTGTGCTACAGCATCCTTGCAAAGCTCTATTGACTGTTTTACACTATACGAACCCTTCCTAATAACGATACCAGACGCACCATCTACTTCTCTTGCATTGGTAGTGTTTAACAACAAACACTCTGCTATGTATGTATCGCCACCGTCTTTTATTGTTATTGCTAAGTCATCATCAGACCCACCATAAATTGACAACTCTGACGACATTGCATGGATGTTGCCATCCATATACATGTCGCCATCTACGTCAAAAACAAACCTCGTTGTACCAGAGTTTCTGAGTGCAAGTATGTTCGAATTTGCTGGTAAATCAGTTGTTCCTGTTCCCCCATCAGTGTAGTACCCAGCTATAATAACTGGTGCAGATGCTCCTGTTCCCTTACCAGAAGTAGACGTTGAACAGTACGCCTGCAACATCATTGCGAGATAGGTTGATGCTAAACCTCTTATCTTGGCACCACCATCGGTTGTAGACCTTTTCAGCACAGAATAATATGTACCGTCACTACATATCGAGGTAAATGGATGTGACACATCAGTGCTGTTTATTGCTAAAGCTTCGTCATCCCACCCCCCCTGCTGTATCATCACACCTTTTGTGACATCTATCGCAGAGTCATCAAAACCCCCAACAACAAGAAGCTTATTCATGTATACTGTACCACTACCCTTTACAAGCATTCTTGTTGTTGTGTTATTTTCTAACGAA